AATGTATTATTGCAATTGATGGATGAGGGTACCGTTACATCTAGCAATGGCAAAAAAGCAGATGCACGTAATGCTATCATCATCATGACCAGCAACTTGGGGGCCGCAGATAGTGAGCGTAACAGCATCGGCTTTGGTGCACAGGAAAAAACCGGCGAAGATGATAAGGCTGTTAAGGATTTCTTTAGACCCGAGTTTCGTAATCGCTTAGATGGCATTTGTAAATTCAACAAACTAGACAAGTTGAGCATTAAGAAAGTGGTTGCCAAGTTTATTAACGAAGTCAATGACTTGTTAAGTGAGAAATCTATTAAGATTCGATTGACCGAGACGGCTGTAGACTATTTAGCCGAAGTTGGATATGATAGCAAGATGGGTGCAAGACCCCTGGGTCGTAAAATTAACGATTTAATCAAAGTGCCGCTGAGTAAAAAGATACTATTTGAGTGCGTACCCACTAATAGCAGTATCACTGTAGACTGGACCGGAACAGAGTTTACATTTGATAGTCGCATTGGCATTGATTTACCACCAACTGTGGATGAGCATGGATATATCGTACTGGAAAAATAAAAATTACCAGATTCAATTCGAAGAAACTACCAAACAGTTTTTTGGGAAATATCTATATCGTCTAAGACTGGAAGTCTACGGCGGCCGTATCATGCAAGAATCCAAAGATTATGCAGAAGCAGTCGAAGCTCGAAAACACTTTCGTCAATTCAACCCCGGTGGGTATTGGGGTAGAGCAGGACTACGGGAAATAGACAAAATTGATATAGCACTATTGCATAGTATCTGTTCATTAAAGAACAGTAACCCAAATTTGAAAACACGTACTGAAGAGCCAGAGATACAATTCTATGCCGAAACTGAAAATGAATTAAAGATACTGGTTGACCAATTGGATACTGTATATAAACACATTATATTGGCGGTGTCTGGTCCCGGAGACAACACAAAAGAATTGCTCAAAAGCGGTGTAATTATACGTAAAAAAGAATCCGGATACAAATATAAGATTGTGCTACGCGATGGCCGCTGTGATATCACCACTAAAAGACAAATACTTAACTATATTGAGGCCCTGGGGTTAGAAGAAGCCAAGGTATCAAATGGAGTTAAGAACATGTTATTATCGCAATATGACGGCTTTTGGAATGTTTGGTTTTACGCCAACGATGAAAAAGTTGTAACTTTTCTGGAATTAATACACCCTAGTGCAGTATTAAATATTCATCCGGTGGTTGTTGTCTAAATAAATACTTGTATATCAAGGAGAAGCCCAATGGCTAAAATTCAAGAAGAAGCAATCGTTATTACTGTTAGTCGACTGGTCAAAAACGATGAGCCAACACAAAACATTGTAGATACAGATACACTTGTAGCACTAGCATCTGTAGCCGAAGAGCTACTGGGCCAGGGCGTAGTTGTTGAAGTTAGCAAAGCATAAATTAACCTAAGAAAGCAATCAATGAGTAAAGAAAAAAAGATTAATCAATCTGCCGCTGTAGACTTGATCAAAAAAGCCGCAGCCGCTAGAGCACAGCAACAAGCACAAGCACCTATGCAACAACAAGGTCCCGGTGTACCATTTGACTTTAGCAAGGTACATTTGCATATTGGCATTCCCTGTTATGGCGGAATGGTCAGTGAGCCCACCATGACCAGTTTCTTGCGTTTTATTTTGCTGGCGCAACAAGCAGGCCTAAACTGGAGTCTAGACACCATGGTCAACGAGAGCTTGGTAACTAGAGCTCGCAACAACTTGATGGCCAAAATGATGACCAACAAAGAAGCCACGCACTTCATGTTTATCGATGCAGACATTCGCTTTGAACCAGATGCTATTCTCAAAATGATTGCCTGCGACAAAGATGTTATTGGCGGCCTGTATCCCAAGAAAGCCCTGCCGGTTAATTATGTTATTAACCTATTGCCGGAAACAAAGATCCAAGGCGACATCTTTACCGTGGACACCATGGGCACAGGTTTCCTGTTGTTCAAACGACAAGTATACGAAAAATTGATTGCCGCGCATCCAGAATGCAAGTATGTGGACGATGTGGGCTTAGGCAAACAGTACGAGCCAATGATGTACTCAATCTTTGATTGCAACATCGATGCCCGAGGTCACTATTTGAGTGAAGATTGGTTGTTCTGTAGACGCTGGGTTGCACTCGGTGGCGAAATCTGGGCACACGGCAAGGTACTATTGAATCACATCGGGCACTATGAGTTTGCCGGTGACTTGAGCAAGATGCCAAAGTTTGGCAACGAAGCTAGTAACGCATTGCCGGGTGGCGCACCAGCCGCATTACGTGATGCAATTGATATGGCTGTTAAAGCGGCACCAAAACAGGAGGCTTAATGGCATCCGAAACCATACACTTTAAAATAGGATTAAGTGGCACATATTGGGATAAAAAACCCCAGTATGCTATTCTTGTCAATGATAAAGAGTACCATAATGGTTTTATTAGTAAGGCGTCGGATCAAATTGAATACATAGAATTTGATTGCGAAGTAGAAGAAGATCAGTCACATGTATTGAAAATACGATTAGATAACAAATCAATTGAAGATACTGTAACTGATACCACCGATCCCGACAATCATGTTATTGTCAGGGACATGTTGTTGAATTTGATCAGCATCGAGGCCGATGACATCAGTTTGGGAAATCTAGCACAGATGTTTGGAGTCTTTAAATTCTCTGAGCCACACGATTATCCCACTCCGGGCAGTACAGAAATACCCCATTGTATTAACTTTGGTTTTAACGGGGTGTATGAACTGGAATTTAGTAGCCCATTTTATCTTTGGTTATTGGATCGTATTTAAAAAGGCCCGCAAGGGCCTTTTTTGTTTCCAGCTAAATATAATACTATGTTTATTTTTGAACTGTTTGAAGCAAAACCAGCCGAAAAGACTGTGGTCATATTGCCCGGTGGATTCCACCCTTTTCATCCCGGACACCTTAGCCTATATACGTCGGCGCAACGAGCCTTTCCTGGGGCAGATATCTATTATGCCGCCACCAATGACAAAGAGGAAAGACCGTTTGATATCACAGACAAAGCACGACTGGCACAAATTTCCGGTGTTCCTGCAGGTCACTTTGTGCAGGTAAAAACTCCGTATGCGGCAACCGAAATAACCAGCCGTTATGACCCAGAAACCACAAGACTAATTTTTGCCAAGAGTGAAAAGAACGGTCCCAATGGCCCTGACCCCGAAGGTCCCTTCCCTGCAGAGCCTGACCCACAGACTGGACAACTACCCCTGGTCACACGGGGTCCACGAAAAGGACTACCGGTTAGCGATCGCTTGCAATACTACAGAAAGGGTCAGCCAATGGCCCCAATGAGTCGTCATAGTTATATTGCATATTTGCCCACTGTAAAATTCCCTGCAGGGCCCAGCGGTGTTACTAACGCTTCACAAATCCGTGCAATGTGGCCCAAGGCAAGTCCTGAACAAAAAACACAGATTGTCAGCGACCTATATCCCAAGAACCCCAGGTCCGCACGTCAAATACTAGACAAGTATCTCAGCGAGGATGCCAACGCCAACATGGGAATGAATAGTGTAGACAGCACAAGTCCGGTTGGCGGAGTGTCAGAACACATTGGCAAAGTCAAAGGTGGTTATCGTTTATATAGCCATAAAGGCAAGAACTTGGGCACATTCCCATCCAAGGCTGGTGCAGAAAAGCACGAGCGTGAAGTACAATACTTTAAACACAAGGGATAATATATGTTACGATATGCTGAGTTGGTGTTTAGTGTACATTGCTTCTACGATCAACCCGTGCCACCAAGTTATAGAATATATGTCGACGATGATCTCATCACCGAGAGAACTTTTGCATGGAATCCTGTAACTGATTATATAGAAGAACATGTGGCAGTTGAAGCTAGACTAGGTCCTCATACATTGCGTGTTGAAAATATCACTCCCAAATTAGGCACCTTTGTGGTGGAAAATCTTCGTGTAGACGGGTTGCCTGCGAACAGCAACTCAGTGTTCAATATAACATAAATATAAAGATAGACAGGATTAGGATATGAAACCAACAGATTTTATTGTAGAACACAACCCATTTATTGCACAAGATGCTGACCAAATGCATCAAGATCACGAAGTGCAAATGGCTCGTGCTGACTGCTACAATGCCGCAGACTATGCCATCAAACTGCACAAGATTTTACAAGGCGTAAAAGAAACTGGACAACTAGAAGGATGGGTCAGCGAAAAACTCACCTTGGCCAACGACTACTTGCGTACTGTGTACGAGTATCTAAGTTACGAACAAATTGAACAAGAAAAAGGTGCAATGCCGGCTTTTGCTTACGAATCAGCCGAGCGTCAATTTGAAGACATTGTGTCCGAGTCAGCCTCAGTCGGCGCCAGTGTCTCGGGTGGATTTGTTACGGGTCCAGTGGCAGACGCCGCTCCTGTACAACGCCGGGTCAAGCAAGAGTCAGCTGCCACTAAAAAGTATGGCAACGCAATGAAAACAAAACAGCCCAAGATTGGTAAGGGCGTATACTAATGGACATGCGAGACCTGCTAGGTAAGTTGGATACTCTTAACGAAGGCACAATGGCCGACGCTAAGAAAAAACCTACAGGTCCAAAACATACAGGCAAGTGGAAAGGCACAGATCCAGCCGGTGCGGCCAAGACCAAGTATGTGGGTGGTGAAAGCGTACTACGTGACTTAGAGGCCGCACTACACGAAACACCCGCTAGAGATTTGATGCGTGAATATAAGAACTTCATTAAAGAAGCACCGGTACAACCCAATGCACCCACATTGGGCACAGATTTAACCAAACCCGGTACACCGCAACAACAGCAACAACAGCAACAGCAACAAGATCCCGCACAAGTGGCTGCACAGCAAAAATTAGCACAACAAGAAAAAGCTGAACAAGTCAATTTACAAAAAGGTGTTGCCAATTTAAAGGCTGCTGGAGCCGCTGTCAGCAATCCAGCACAGGTGGTAAAAGCATTTGACAAAGTAGATGACCAACAGGCTTTGACTCCAGCAGATAAAGGCGCAGTTGCTACCGCAGGAACAGTATTAGCACCCATCATGGCCAACCCACAGCTACAAGGCAAATTTAAAGATTTAGTCACGCAGGCCAGTGCCGAGCAAAAGAAACAACAACAAGCACAACAAACTGCCGCACCTTCCGGCGCTGTGGGTGCACCAGTTCCAGGACCCAAATAATATGAATTTATACGATTTATCCCACCCTAGCAAAAAGAAAAAGCAACAACTAATCAAAGAAAGCCGTTTGGCTGAATTTGCACCACCCGATGGCGAGTCTGGACGCTGGTACACAGATGATCAAATGACTGACCTAGTGGGCGATGGTTGGTGGCAAGACATGGACATCAGCGGTGCAAACATTGGCGTGCCTGATTCAGAAGTACCAAAAGCGTACATGATCAAACAGGCACAACGCTGGTTAAAACGTCAAGGTCATGATGTACAAGTAGTCAATGTTCGAGTGAATGATGATGATTGTGAATGGTACATTCAAGGTGAATTAAAAAACAGCAAGTTACAAGAATTTGCACCACCCGGTGGTGATGATGGCGGCCCCGACGAAGATGAGATACTATTCAAACTAGCCAAACAATGGTGGCTCGGAACTGAATCGGACATGATTCGTGTGGAACGCACACTAGCATCAATGGGTTGGGAAATCGGCGAAGATGAAGGCAGTTACGACGATGGCGGTGTGTTTGTGGTACGTGCCGGTGATGAGAACGGTAAAAGTTATCAGTCATGGCCGCATGAGGAATTAGTAACGGAAGGTGCCCCGGTAACAACGACTCCTGGATCCGTTGAGACAGGTGGTGCAGTTGATAACTTCAAACAGCAAATGGCCAACAATACCGAACTTGCGTATCAGCAAAAGCAACAAGGCATGGCCGAAGGTGATACCGTAGTTAAACACCGTATTGGCCTAACTGTTACAGATCCAAATCATCCCATGGTCAGCAAGCGTGACGAACCCTTTCAACGGACTGTGCGTGTGCCCGGCGCGGATGCCGCCAAGGCCATCAATGCGGCCATTGCACACTATCGCCGCAAAGGTTACAAGGTACACGACCATCACTACATGGGCACAGTGGACTACACAATAGACGAAGCGGCACCCGATTGGTTAAGACGCACAGCCGGTGCGGCAACAGGTGCATTGGCCGGCGTTGGTGCAAGTTTCCCCGGTGCGGCCATTGCAGGTCCCATTGGTGGTGCAGTGGCAGGTGCATACGGAGCCAAAGCCGGATATGATTTGGGTGCCGGTGCCGCTGACTGGGTATACGATAAAGTCACCGGTAAACGAGTTCCAGCAGACAAGGCTGTTGATGAAGCATTAACAATGAAGCATCAGCGAGATCATGACACTCAACGACGCCCCGACATCAGCAATAGCCTGGCCGATAGAGACTTTGACATGTCAGAGAAACCCAATGTTGCCAAGAGTGCAGATGGTCATCCCACAGTCAAATGGCGTCACCATGGACATGCCGGACATAGTCGTGTTGAGCCTACCCTGAACCCGACCACGGTGCAACGCAAAGATCCAAGACCCATACCATCTTTCTTGAAAAAAGGTGTGGCGGAAGGCTCGACTGGTCTATCTATACAACAACTGGCCACCATCAGCGATGAAGCATTAGATAATGCTTATCATTATGGTCGTAGTACCCCAGGTAATACATTTGGCTGGCAAGCAAACTTGAAGTCAGCGGCTTATGCTAAACAAATGATTGACAAGGGTGTTACTGATATTGAAGCCATTAGCGATGCTATTCATAAAGGTTGGAATACCACTGCTCAAGCATTTGTAAAAAATCCTGATCAATTCAGTGACACCGAAAAACTAAAAGCCGCTGGTAAACTTGAGGCTAAACTTCAACAACGAGCACAATTGATGAAACAAAACTATGCTCAACTCCCAGAAGAAGAAAAAGAAAAAGACCGTGTGGTTGCTCGTGCATTGTTACAGGCTATTAAAGGCGAACAAGGTGTGGCGGAGGGCTTCTTAAACGAATCAGCATATGAGGAAGCGTGGGAATTGATTAGTCAACCTGTTCCAGAAATACAACAATTTGTAAAACAATTAGGATTAGCACAAGACGACACTACGGCTAAACAAATAGCACCAATGATTGATGCTACCCCAGATACGCAACTGCCTGCCGCAAGTATTCCTAAATTAAAGAATCTCGCTAATAAAGGCAATGATGTCCAAACATTAAAAGCAATTCAACAAATCAGCGGACGCCCAGATGCGGCTCAACAATATGCTAAAATAATGCAGGCTCGTGACGCAGGAGAAGGCAGACAGCGTGGGTATGATGTTAGCGGTTTAATCAACTCTGTTAAATCTGGAAATTATGAAGCACCGGTGTTATTAAAATTAGCCACCGGAACTTATGTAATAGGTGGTAGAACAAGATTATACGCCGCATTAGCCTTGGGTATCCCTGCGAAAGTAAAAATTATTAGCGTGTCTACATTTGCTAAACAAGGTCAGCAAGGTGTGGCGGAAGGCTTGCCACAGACTCTACGCAAGGTTGTTCCAGGATATGCCAAGCGTGAAATAGATAAAAAAATGGATGCTGGAAAGTTTGGAAAAACTGACGCAGATAAAGATGCCAACTTCCAACGCTATAAAAAGATTCAAGACAAGTTAAAAGAGCAAGGTGTGGCGGAAGGCTCAGGAGGCAATTGGTATATTCGGGTCAACGGCAAAATCCTCAATGACACCAAGTTTAAGCCAGTGATATTTTCATCTGAGGATGAGGCAAGAAGTCACGCAATGAAACTTGCTGATAAGAAACGCATACCATTATCACATATAAAACTAACAAAAAGTTGGATGGATGCTCCAGAACAAGGTGTGGCGGAAGGCGGCTATCAACATGGTTTCGCAGATCCCAACGCACCCAGTCTAGGTGGCAGTGGTAGAAAAGATGACGAAGGCAACTCCGAATTTGATGATCGTCAACGCCGTCAAACTGGTATGATCTTCTACAATGTTGACGACGCCGAAACAGCTCGTGCCATTGGTCTACAACAAACTCGTAGTGGCAAGTGGTACTTGCGTACAGGCAATAGACATGCACAACAGTCTGCAGATCGTGCATTTGGACTGGGACGCATCTGGTATCCTGAATCAGTAGCGGAAGCCGGTGTATTTGGCTTTATGACTCCTGACCAACCAAAGCCTGAGATTAAAAAGCCCAAACTCACACTGAGTCAAATCCGAGACTTGAGCAAACAAGAAGATGAAAAAGTTGCAAAATATGTGAGAAGCAACGATCTTCCCAAGAATCCCGATCATATGCGTGTGGTACACGACGACATAGAACTCAGTGAACTCAGCAATGAATTGCTGGGTCGTTACAAGAAAGAATTGGGTGTTCGTGCAAGTGCCGCAGACCGTGCAGGTGATTACGATCGGGGTCACGAATACTTTAAAAAAATCAACCGAGCAACCATGCGCCAAGGTGACAACGACGCTCGCCGTCATGCAGAAAAAGAAAACGACATGATGGAAACTCGTTTAAATATGATGCGTAAGGCAGGATACGATCTATGACATTATCAGAAGCCACAAAAATAGCATTTGCCAGCGAATTTAGTTTTTATTTAAAAGCACACAACTTCCATTGGAATGTGGAAGGTGCTGACTTTTTAGAACATCATCAATTGTTCGGCCTTATCTACGAAGAAGTATACGGCGCCATCGATGACTTTGCAGAAAAGATTCGCGGCATTGGAAGCTATGTACCTGCCAGTTATACTAGATTTAGTCACTTGACTGAAATCAACGACGAAACTGACATACTTAGTCCCGGTGCCATGTTACATGAACTGTTTGCAGACAATGAAAAAATGTTAGTGGTTCTTAAGATGGCCTACGATCTGGCCGAACAAGTGGGTGAACATGGCTTCTCCAACTTCTTGGCTGAACGCATGGATGCACATCGTAAACACGGTTGGATGTTGAGAGCAAGTCTAAAATAATGTTGCCCATTATAGCAACATTGATCATGACACATATCACTATCATATGTGTTACAGTTTTCCTACACCGTGGACAAGCACATCGTGGATTGACGTTTCACCCCATACTGAGTCATTTCATGCGAGCCTGGCTTTGGCTCACAACCGGAATGGTCACTAAACAATGGGTAGCAGTACACCGTAAGCATCACAGATTCACAGAACAAGAGGGAGACCCACATAGTCCCCATGTGTTTGGTATCTGGCGAGTATTTTTTAAAGGAGCAGTATTATATCATGAAGCAAGCAAAGATACGGACATGGTTAATACATACGGTGTTGGCACTCCTGCTGATTGGGTCGAGCGCAACATATACTCTCGTCACAGTAGACTTGGCATTGGCATTCTCCTTGTGCTCAACTGCTGGTTATTCGGTTGGGTGGGCGCCATAGTATGGGCGGTGCAAATGCTGTGGATTCCATTCTGGGCCGCTGGAGTCATAAACGGATTAGGACATTGGATAGGATATAGAAATGGACATACTAAAGATCATAGTCGTAATATTAGTCCTTGGGGCATTGTTATTGGTGGCGAAGAGCTCCATAACAACCACCACCTGGACCCAGCGAGTCCCCGGCTCAGCAAGAATTGGTTTGAATTTGATATAGGTTGGATGTATATAAATATTTTTAAATTACTCGGCCTTGTCAAAATCAAATGACGTTTTTCTATAAAGAGTTGGATTTACCTGCTATCCCCGACGAATTATTAAACAAGTTACCAACCACAAGTTTTGGTGGCTTTACTGATCTTGGATACGGATATCAACATTATAAAAATGGAGACAAAATTTATCCCTGTAGTTACAAATGGGGACGAATTGACTCTGGGCTGTTATTTAACTGGCTAATTGAAAACATACAACCAATACAGGCACACCTGACAAACAGCAATGCAGATGTACCCAATGTGTTTATGCACACAACCACTCCCCGGAACCCTTCGGGAGGAGCTCATATTGTGCATTCAGATTTTAAAAGAATTGTTGCATTAAACTACCATTGGTCATTGGGTGGCGATGCAGTTATTAATCGCTGGTATAAAGAAAATGGAAAACCACTGTCTCGTAAAAAAGCACGTCCCGGGGGGCAAGTTGACTCGGGACAAGTGAAATATGACGACTTAGAAATACTAGAAGAAGTTATCATTAAAAAAAATCGTTGGTATTTGATCAACGTTGATTGTTTACACGATGTGCAAAATATTATAAGTATAAGACAAGGTATAACTGTGCCGTTTGCAACCAAAAACGAGTTAGACCATGCAGGATTTAAAGAACACCCTTAGGACCGCGACTTAGTTGCGTGGGTGACCCGGCTGCTGGGTTCTGAATGTGGGAGTCGTGCCCCATCAAGCATTTGGTAAAGTGAGCATTTTTTTATAATTATGTTGATTAACAAACAATGGGCATTGACTCGCCCAACTGATAAATCTGAATTACTAATAAGTGACAATCTACGTTTATTAAAATTCGTACAACTGGTCATGTCTAAAAGTATCATTTTGTCTGTGAAAGAATCCACCGGAGTTGAAACCACAGACACACAACTACTGGACACACAAAACAAAGTAAAACTAACATACAAGTTGATAGAATCAGAACTGTCAAACATAGACCTGTTGTGTTTACAAAAACAACAAGAGTGGTTTCAAGTTGAATTGTTAGATGCTGTAAATGAATACTTGAACATTGTTGAAATACAAGATGAATTTGTTAATGCGGCATACAAATCTGAAAGAGATACTTTATTGATTTTTCAAACCACATGTAGTCAGCATAAAACTTTTATTTTTAAGTTGTTATCGTCAATTGACTATGTTGGTGGCTATGATGATATAAAACGACATTTAGAACTTGCAATAAAAGAGTCTATAGTTGGAGATACTAGATTTGTATTTGCAGATTTAAACAAATCCATACTGAAAGTTCTAAAAAATGTCTAATGTTGCCCAATTGATTAGAACCAACAGACATATCAACATACCACTCACTGGTGGTATGAACAATATCAACGGACGGTACTGGTTATCAATGCCAAGTATTATCTTTGCATTAACCGAAATCCGAGCAAGATCAGGCACATTTGCCAATCCCTGGCAGGCCGGGAAGAGTGAAGTATGTGCTCCACCACCGTTTGTAACAATACCCGACCGACTGAGTGATTTGCTTGATCAACGTGCAATTGAATTAAGTACCATTGCAAAAAGTCAAAACAAGCGCATACTGATCATGTGGAGTGGTGGGATTGATTCCACTGTGGTGGTTTCTTCGTTTATTAAAAATTTAAATGCGGCCGATTTAGACAATGTATCGATATTGTTGACCATGAATTCCATTACTGAGAATCCAGATTTTTACCAATCATACATTTCTGGACGTATTCATTGTATGCCTTATTTAGACTATGTTGTCAATAAAGAAAATCTCAACAAGTACATGTTGCTACACGGCGATCCAGCTGATTGTTTGTTTGGTCCAAGCACAGCCATGTTTGCAGATTTAATTCCCACAGGAGACCATCTTAGACCCTTCAAGGACAATGTAAACTTGATTGCCAAATCAATTGATCGTAAATCGTTAAAAATAATTAAACAGCATCGAGTTGAGGGTTTTGGTAATTGGTATGCAAATAAAATCACCAACAATTTGCTTGAAGTTGCACCGCCCGGAGTAGATACCATTGGTGATTGGTGGTGGTGGCATTACTACAACTTCAAATGGGAATTTAGCATATGGCGTTATGTATTTCGTCGAAAATGTAACGGACACGAAAAAGAGTCGTTGAGTGAGAACGATATTAAACAAATTGTTGACCATACTTATTTTAATACGCCAAAATTCCAGCAATGGAGTTATACCAACTTAAAAAATCATATACAAACAGATCTCAAGAGTCACAAATTGCAGGCCAAACAATACATATATGAACTAGACCATAACCAATTATATTTTGATCGTAAGACTAAATTTGAATCTGTGCCCACATACAATCAGGGCTCTTTACTGCGGCTGAACAAACCATTCTTGTGGTCGCACAATTGGACTGGCCATTATCCCGACGAGCCATATCTAAAATTGGCCTGCATTGACATGTTGGAATCGTATAAAGGTTAAAAAACTATTGACTTTGTTTGATTTTTGCTTTACAATACAGCTTGTACCATTTTAACAGGAGTTTACATGAGTGATTACAATCGTAGCTTTAACGGAGAAGCTAAAATTAAACTTACACAATTGATCAACGAAGGCATGCAGGTCATGCAGGAAGTTGAAGATCTCAACACCGGGCTTACTGAAACCATCAAGGCCATTGGTGAAGAATTGGAAATCAAACCGGCCACGCTGAAAAAAGCAATTCGTATTGCCCACAAAGCTCGACTAGGTGAAACCAATCGAGATCACGATGAGTTGAATACTATCCTGGAAACTGTTGGCAAAACTCTATAATGAACGATATCCTGCATGGAATCTTTAAATGGATCCGAGAAGATTACACAAGCAATAGGCTTCGTTTTTGTTTTGAAGTTCTGGCTTGGGCTATAAGCGTTGGCTGTAGTGTCACCATGGCCCTGACCGTGCCCAACCCTCCACTTCTCACCATGTACCCCATCTGGATTACAGGCTGTGCTATATATGCTGGGTGCGCTTATAGTAGGCGTTCCTTTGGTATGCTGGCTAATTATATCCTGCTTACCACAATTGACACAATTGGATTAATCCGCATGTTGATTGTGTAAAATAAATATTACTATGGTCTCGCCGGACTTGAAACGGCATGTAGAGTCAGTATAGGCTTTAAACTATACAAGGAGAATTATGAGTTACATTGACGCCTTATATGATAGGCAAAAAGATCGGATCCACATTGTGGAACGGGTCAATGGTGAGCGTGTGTACAAAGAGTACCCGGCTGAGTACATGTTTTATTATGACGACCCTCGTGGCAAGTTCCGTACAATCTATGGTACCACTGTTGGTAGATTTAGTACTCGCAACAGCAAAGAGTATCATAAAGAATTAAAAATAAATTCAAATAATCGTATATGGGAAAGTGATATCAATCCCATATTTCGATGTCTTGAGACTAACTACTTGGGAATAAACAGCCCCAAACTACAAACTGCATTTTTTGACATTGAGGTTGATTTTGATCCTGAACGAGGGTTCGCTCCAGTCAATGATCCTTTTAATAAAGTAACTGCTATTTCTGTTTATTTAGATTGGCTTGATAAGTTGGTTACATTGGTGATTCCACCAAAAAGTTATTCGTGGGCCACTGCCGAACAAATCACTAGCAAATACGAAAATTGTTATTTGTTTGAAAGTGAAGCAGACATGTTAAATACTTTCCTTGATCTAATCGAAGATGCGGATGTATTAAGCGGTTGGAATAGCGAAGGGTTTGATATCCCGTATACAGTGGGACGCATTACTAGAGTATTAAGCAAAGATGATACTCGTAGATTTTGTCTATGGGGACAATTACCCAAACAACGAGAATTTGAAAGATTTGGCGCAAGCAATATTACCTTTGATTTGATTGGTCGGGTGCATATGGACTATATGCAACTGTACCGCAAGTATACCTATGAAGAACGACACAGTTATAGTCTAGACGCAATTGGTGAGTACGAAGAGTGTGGTAGTAAGGTTGCTTACGAAGGCACATTGGACCAGTTGTATAACAAGGACTTTCCCAAGTTCATTGACTATAACCGACAAGATACCATGCTATTGGCCAAACTGGATAAGAAGCTTCGCTTCCTGGACTTGGCCAATGAACTTGCTCATGACAATACGGTGTTGTTACCAACCACAATGGGTGCGGTTGCAGTAACAGAGCAGGCCATCATTAATGAAGCTCACCAACGTGGTATGATTGTTCCTAATAGAAAGAGCAAAGATGATCCAAGAGAAACGCAAGCCGCAGGTGCCTATGTTGCTTATCCCAAAAAGGGAGTCCACGAATACATCGGCGCCATTGACATCAACAGTCTCTATCCCTCGGCTATTAGAGCCCTTAACATGGGCCCGGAAACCATTGTTGGGCAACTTAGAACAACAATAACAGACCACTACATCAAGGAAAAGATGGACGCAGGTTCTTCTTTTGCTGATGCATGGGAAAACATGTTTGGCACATTAGAGTATCAAGCAGTTATGAATAATGAGCTTGGTACCGAAATTACAATTGATTGGGAGAACGGAAACGAAACAGTACATAGTGCCGCCGAAGTATGGCGACTAATCTTCAATGGTAACCAACCCTGGACGCTCAGTGCCAATGGCACTATATTTAGATACGACATGAAGGGCATCATCCCTGGACTGTTGGAAAGGTGGTATGCAGAACGTAAAGAAATGCAAGCAAAAAAGAAGACCGCAGAAACTGCTGAAGACAAAGCGTTCTGGGATAAAAGACAACTTGTTAAAAAAATTAACCTTAACTCCCTATACGGCGCTATCCTCAACCCCCACTGCCGGTTCTTTGACCAACGCATTGGCCAAAGTACGACGCTTACTGGCAGGATCATCGCCAAACACATGGACGCCACAGTTAACGAAGCAATTACAGGCGACTACGACCACGTTGGTTCGAGCATTATCTACGGCGACACGGACTCGGTATACTTTACAGCGTGGCCCGCGGTCAAAGCGGAAGTAGCCGCAGGTGCAATGGAGTGGAACAAAGACATTGCTGTACAACTGTATGACACTATCGCCGACGGTGTAAACGAATCGTTCCCAGGATTCATGGAACGTGCTTGTCATTGCCCCCGTGAAATGGGTGAGATCATCAAAGGTGGTCGCGAGCTTGTGGCTCGCAAGGGTTTGTTTATCAAGAAGAAGCGTTATGCTGTGTTAATTTATGATTTGGAAAATAACCGCCTTGATGTCAACGGCAAGCCGGGCAAAGTAAAAGCCATGGGACTTGACTTGAAGCGTAGTGATACTCCCAAAATTGTGCAAGAGTTCCTAAGTGAAATTCTCATGGATGTGTTGACCACAGACGATGCTAGAGAAGTAGTAATCAACAAAGTGCGTGAATTTAAACTTGCCTTTAAAGAACGCCCAGCGTGGGAAAAAGGCACTCCCAAACGTGTGAACAACTTGACCAAGTATAGTGCAGAAGAATCCCGACTGGGCAAAGCCAACATGCCCGGACATGTTCGTGCCGCAATGAACTGGAATAATCTAAAACGTATGCACGGCGATAATTATTCAACTAGTATCGTTGATGGTATGAAGACCATTGTGTGTAAACTAAAAGACAATCCCCTGGGTTACACTAGTGTTGGTTATCCCACAGATGAAACACACATACCGCAATGGTTTAAAGACTTGCCGTTTGATCAAGACAGCATGGAAACAGGCATTGTGGATCAAAAGGTAGAAAACTTGTTGGGTGTACTAGAATGGCGCATTGCCGATAGCACAGACATCAAGTCAACATTTGACTCATTGTTTACTTGGGAGTAACTATGAAACTAAGTGAACTTGTTGAGTTACGTGAAAGATTAAAGACTGCGTTTTTTCTCGATCCAGTGTTGGCCAGTGTTGACGATTTACGACTCAACTTGAGTTTGGTAAATCAAAATCTTGCACCCAACTATTCTGAGATGCTAGATGGCCTAATAAAAGATTATAGAGATATTCGCAGTAATATACAAACACCAACCAACCGTGTTATAGAAATAGTTGACGAAATCAATAAAGAAATTTCATCAAAGAGTAGTCATTTCTTTTTAAACAACTATGAAGAAGAACTGAATTACGAGGATCCGGACAATATTCGCAGAGTACGTGTCATGTACATACCGGGACAAATCCATCAAGATGTTGAAAGTAGAATTAATTTATATTCTAATTGGAAATACCCAGGACTAGAAATCGGGTGCAGGGACGGAGAGTGGACCAAATATCTGGTGGCTAGCGATCCACTATACTTGGTTGACGCACATCAAGATTTCTTAGATAAAACAATCAATCAGTATCAAGCCGAATATCAGAGGCGTCTGCGTACTTACTTGATCAACGACAACGATTACGGCACGTTGCCACAGAAACAATTTAATTTTGTATTTTCGTGGAACTATTTCAACTACAAGAGTCTCGAAACTATGAAACACACACTCAAGCAAGTTTATAACTTGCTGAAGCCAGGTGGTGTTTTTATGTTCAGTTACAACAATGGCGATTTACCATCGGCGGCGGCCTATGCTGAAAGCTATTTCATGAGTTACATGCCCAAAAGCATGTTACTGCCCATGGCACAAAATTTGGGATTTGAAATTTTACTGAGTAGAGATTACGAGCCAGCAGTAAGTTGGTTAGAAATACGCCGCCCTGGAGAATTATCTACAGTAAAAGGGCATCAGGCCCTAGGAACGATACTTAAAAAATAATCATTTAAGTTGACAGGTCTAAATACAATCATCTATAATACACATTAACAGGAGAAACTCAATGCAAGACTATTTGAAAGACATTGTACAGCACACACACGGACTAGGCACTATTGATTTGGTCAAGGTCACTGGCACCGACACCGAAACTAGAGTTATTGCTCTAGCCGAAGACAAAACAGTTGTGGTAGATGCGGTATTTAAAAGCGCACACCCAGACTTCATTGGCACATTTGGCATGCCAAACTTGGCCAAGTTAAACACCATCTTGGGTATTCCCGAATACAAGGAAGATGCCAAACTGTCAATCACCAAACAAGATCGCAATGGCGAGAGTGTACCAGTTGGTATTCACTTTGAAAACAAAGCCGGTGACTTCAAGAATGACTATCGCTTTATGACTGCTGAAATCATCAACGACAAGTTGAAGAATCAAAAGATGCGTCCAGTCAAATGGAATGTGGACTTTGCGCCCACTGTGCAGAACATTCAGCGTCTGCGCTTCCAAGCCAGTGCCAACAGCGACGAAACCACATTTACAGCCAAGACAGAAAATGGCGACTTGAAGTTCTTCTTTGGTGACCATGCTAGCCATGCAGGTAACTTTGTGTTCCAAGCCGGAGTCGCAGGCACACTGACCAAATCATGGTCTTGGCCAGTTGGTGCTGTGATGGCCATCTTGGCTCTGTCTGGAGACAAGGCATTTAGAATCAGCGATGAAGGGGCGGCACAGATCACTGTAGATTCGGGCGTTGCTGTTTGGAACTACACCTTGCCAGCACAAACAAAATAATGTTGAATCTAATGCGTAGGGGTTATATGCCAGGTGGAGGAATGTTATCGCCTGACAAAAAAACTTTTGTGTTGGCTATTCCCAAAAATGCCAGCACCTACGTGACCAATGTATTGCGAGCAAATGCCTGGTCGTACTCGGATATCATGCATATAGTCAATGCCGGACACGAGCACATAAAATGCGTTGTACTACTTCGTGATCCAACTGATCGTTGGGTTTCGGGCTTTGCTACATACTGTGCCAGTTATGTGCTGGGCTATGGATATGGTAGTGAGTACTTTGTGCGTGACTATAACGATTTAACTGAACGCATTATCTTTGATAATTTAGTTTTTGATGATCACACAGAGCCACAAACTACGTTTGTTAAACAACTGCCTGCTCAATTTGATAAACAGTTTGTTCTTATCAAAGGTGGACGTGAGCGGTTGATTAAAAATTTATCTGACATTGTTGGACAAGAATTAACTGTGCCATTTGTAGATGCCAATGCGTCTGAAGACACCTATGATGTTAAAAACATTGCAGATTTTATGCGGGGCAGAATCACTGCACCATTACAAACAAAAATATTCGATAGGTATTACCGAGACTACGAAATGTTAACACAAGTATTGATACATGAACCAAGATGATTTAACCAGTAAGCAAAAAGACTATGCAGTATTCTTGCCTGCTATCTCTGGCTTCTATGCCACCTTCATAGGTAGGCAAAGAGATACTGCCAGTGTACCATATGTAGACCCTGCACGTTTTCCGCAGGGCTTGACTGATATGGAGCAACTCAACTGGTTGAACAGCCAGAAGTCGTTGTTCCCATATAAGTGGTCGCTTTACTCCGGCGGCCATGCTAACCTAGACCTTGCCAAGCAGGACTGGAGCGAGGATATGGTTCGAAATCGCGATCCCAACACACTGGTCTTAGGCGACTCTGGCGGATTCCAGATTGCCAAAGGACTATGGGAAGGCGACTGGAAAGCCAACTCAGGATGCCCGAAGGCCCAGAAAAAACGTGAACAAGTTTTGGCTTGGCTGGACGGCATTGCTGATTATGGAATGATTTTAGATATACCAACTTGGGTGGTAAATGATCCACATGCTAGTTCAAAATGTCAAATTACTACACACCAACAGGCAGTTGATGCCACCAAGTTCAACAATGAATACTTTATGCGTAACCGCAAAGGTGTTAAAAACGGTGGCGCCAAGTTCTTGAATGTTCTACAAGGTGCCACACACAGCGAAGCAGAGGATTGGTATCAAACCATGAAGCACTACTGCGATCCGGTCAAGTACCCAGACACACACTTTGATGGTTGGTCAATGGGTGGACAAAACATGTGTGACGTACACTTGATATTGAAACGTCTAGTGGCCTTGCGCTATGACAATTTATTACAAGAGGGTGTACATGATTGGATGCACTTCTTGGGCACTAGTAAACTAGAGTGGGCTGTTTTATTAACTGTAATTCAACGTGCCATTAGGAAATATGTTAACCCACAATTTACCATATCTTTTGACTGTGCCAGCCCATTCCTTGCAACAGCAAACGGACAAGTGTACTTTGAAAACGTGTTCGAACACGATTCAAAATGGAGTTACCGAATGGCTCCAAGTGCTGACGATAAACGATACGCCACAGACACACGCAAATGGAGTGACGGAGTAGTTGCTGATGGTATCTATCCACGGTGGGAAGACAGTCCCGTGAGCGACCTGTTCAAGATGAAAGACATCTGTATATATCGAGCAGGTACTCCCAAGCCAGGGGTGGTATTAACAGAAGAAAACTTTAAAGATCCCGAACTGTATGATGTGCTACCAGATGTTAATAAAAATGGCAAGTGGGGCAAAACATCGTGGGATAGTTTTAGTTATGCATTGCTGATGGGCCACAATGTGTGGATGCATTTGACTGCTGTACAAGAAGCCAATAGACGTTTTGACGCTGGTGAACATCCTGCAATGATGCAACGGTCAGGCGGAGACTATGCTAGGTTTGAAGACATTATAGAAGCAATCTTTGCGGCTCCTACCAAACAAGATGCATTGGACATTATCGAGCTGTACGATACATATTGGATGGAAATTATCGGAACTCGTGGTGCCAAGGGCAAGAAAGCCAAAAACTCAAACACCATGTTCAAATCTCTATTTGAAGTTGACGAGCCCGAAAGCAATGACGACTCTGTTGACTTGGACCAAACAGCACTAGACAACTTGGAAGGATCACGATGATTAAAAACCGAATTGCACATCTAGAAGAAATGCACCATGCTCTAGACAAGCAAATTGATCAAATGGAACGCACAGGAACATTTTCGGACAAACAGATTGCTGAACTAAAGAAAAAGAGGTTGCACTTTAAAGATGAAATTGCTAAACTAAAGCAACAACTCTGGGATGAATTGAATGATTAGAGAAGGACATGAAGAAACAAAATTCTTCGTAGGCACAGAAGTAGAACATACTCCTGCGTTTGGTAAGACAACTTTGTTTGTGGTTGGCATCCAGGATGCGAAAGATATACAATTCATCATCAACGAACGATCAAGTCTACTTGACGAATCAAAACACATCCGGCATATCTACTTTGGTGCTAATCATAGTTTCCCCAACCTGGCAGTTAACGATGGTGCTGAATGGGCCAAATGGGAAAAGATGATTTACAACTTCTTGGACCGAGACTATCTATGCACACTAGACATCGACGTAGCCTGTGTTGAAGGCTTGCTGGAAGCCGGCTTTGTTGAATATCACAATTTTATTCCTATGATTTCCGTTAAATTGCCTTATGTACTGCAACTAGGATACAATGCTGTCATCAAACTCGATGACAAAGACTTCAATGCCACAACTCCAGGAGTTTGGTGTCATCAATTACACAACCTATTAGACCGTCAAGTATTTACCGATTGGCCTAAATATACCAAAGACGAAACACTATGAGTAATATAGTTAAATTTAAATTTACGCTTAAAGGCACAACTGTTCCCGATAACTATGGTGGCGAAAGTGGACGCTATGTAGAAACATTATTAAAATCTTTAGGCATTCCACTGGACAACAGCAAGGGCATGGATTGTAAACTATACGGATTTGAATTAAAAACAAGGTATACCGATGCCACTAGCGGACAAACTGTGGCATCAACAACTATCGACGAGTGGATTGAGACCCCGTATGATAAAAGTATAGTAAAAGAAAAATTTCAAAAACAATACAGGGTATATATAGATCCGATTTACAAAGATGGTGTACGATCAGGGGGTGTTATTATCAATGATGAGTTTTACGACTTCAGCCCCGATCACATACAATCTTTAATAAAAGACGCTTATGATATTTGTCGTGAACAAATAACAGCAGGCTCAAGAGATGAATACATTCATGGATCGTATTGGGGATATGCTGAACGTAAACCCAATTCAGATTCATATAGTTTTAGGGTCAATCCTAGTGCATACAAAAAGTTAGAAGCAATGACCAAATCAACATATACAACATTATTTGAACAAAGTTAATAATATGAACCAAGAAGCAAGAGAAACCATTGAGCGTATCAAAGCGGCCGCACAACGCACCATATTTGTCACCTTCCAGAAAGAAGGCATTCACTGCTATCCGGCCGCGGCCACTGATCCCATGTTGGCCACCGGAGACGAGTATGATGTGAGCTTTTTGGGCTCACCACATCGTCACATATTCCACTTCCGTGTGGGCATTGCGGTGTTCCACAATGATCGTGATATTGAGTTTATTCAATTCAAACGCTGGTTGGAAAACTTATACAAAGATGCTATACTAGCATTAGACTACAAGAGTTGTGAGATGATTGCAGATGACTTGTACATACAGATTGCCGGGCGTTATCCCGGTCGCAATGTCACCATTGAAGTATCCGAGGACGGTGAAAACGGATGCGTCATACACTACAACCTTACCCGTCCAGCACAATCAATCGTTATTTAAGGAAATATAATGTCGCAAGAATGGCTTAAAAAATATCTTCGTATGAAACCCGAAGTCAACTTTCTCTTTGATGAACTCGATGAGTACTTAGAGTTCTGTAAGCGTCAGGGCTATGTGTACGATGAAGGTCATCTAGGCAACGAAAAAACTCCATGGGGAGAATGGCAACGAGTAAAAGCCGGAAAGATTCCCAAGGACAATTGGAGTCCATATCCTAAAGAACCACGCAAGGAGTGGAAGCCACGCAACACCAATACCAACTGGAAGTATCGTTAATGCGTAAGTTATTCTACATGGGACTAGAGCCATACAAGGCTCGTTATACGCTACAGTTACAGGACTGGAACGAAGCAGTATTTCGTCGCCGTGGCATTGATTATGTGTTGGTACCCGGTGATACACTCAGCAACGATCAAGCCATTGTGACAGGACAGGTGTTGGACGCACATGGACGCACATACTTTGGTATGAGCCAACTGATGAATCTAGTCAAGATGATGAAAGCAGGAGAAATCACAAATGAAGATGTTATCTACTTTGAAGACATGTTTCAGCCAGGTATTGAATCACTACCGTACATTATCAATCAAGTTCCAGCTAATCTACGCCCTCGCATTTTTGTTAGGTGTTTGGCTCAGTCGATCGATCCCGACGATTTTGTCCACGTATGGGGCATGAGTAAGTGGATGGGTCTCTATGAAAAGATGGTAGATTCGTTTGTAACTGGCGTTTTGGCCTCAAACGAAGAAATGGTCATGCACATGAAAATTGCTGGCTGGGAAGCCCCCATATACAACATCTCCGGACTGGCGTTCGGTAAAGATGAAGTCCGTGCTCGTGTACCAGGTGAACTGAAGCCATTTGATCAACGCAAAATGCGTGTGGGCTTTGCGGCTCGATGGGATCAAGAAAAGCAACCAGACTTCTACATGGACTTGATTGAAGAATGGAATCGCCGACACGATGACATGGGACTTGACCCCAACAATCGTGTAGAGTTTGCCATCTTCTCAGGTGCAAAACTAAAGAGCAACAACGACAGTTACATGGCCCGGACCCGAGACCTACAAGCTCGTGGGCTATTGACCATATACGAGGACTTGTCTAAAAATGATTACTATGCTTTGCTCAACGATACTAGGGTGTTATTTAATTGTGCTTTACAAGATTGGGTTTCTAACACCGTTAGCGAAGCTGACACTTTGGGATCGAATGTACTGTATCCTGCTTATCGTAGCTTCCCTGAATCTTTTGCCAATGATCCTGACAGACTCTATGTCCCTTGGAGTATAGATGACGCCATCCGCAAGTTGATGCTGTTGTTGGTCAAACCACATAGCCGCATGGGCAGTATCAGCGACTGGACTGATGGCACTATTGATCGCATCTGCGATATTATGGAAGGTTCAGGTGAACAATGGCGGCGTATGAGCACCGATTATCGTAAGCACACACATGAGTCAAAGTATTAAGGAGTTGCAATGGCTAAAAAACAAAAAACTGAAGAAGTTGAAGTAGCGAACCCCGAACATGAACAGTTGATGGCAACTCTCAAGTTCACACCACGCACCTATAAGATTAGTATGTGGGGCTACGGGGGCGAAAAAGTCATGGGCACAGTGGATCGAGCTGTGTGGGACTACTGTATGCAACACTCTGTTGACTTGTCTGACATTGCCTGGAGCGACGAGGAAACTGTTCAAGACGAAATGGGACTTGATGTAGACCAGTTGCCGTTTACTCCGGGATCATGGTACGAATGTGATGACATGGCACACACCAATGGTGTTAGCCGTAATGCCGGCACCCTACAGATTGAAGATGAAAACGGTGAAGTAATATTCGAACGGAGATTAGAAGACTTAGATGGCGGCACAGACGATGGCCCCGAATGGTCATGCAATGACGAAGCCTGGGTTGGCAGTAAACCTGAGGGCACAGTGGTGTTCATTGGTACCAGCAACGAAAAAGGCACATTCTTCGAAGGCGAAATCAACCTTACCCAGCCTTTTGATATCACCAAATTGGCCTTGGGCTACGATGACATTGACGGTGAAGAACTGGTCAACAGCGTGACCTATGATGATGAAGATATCGACAATTGGGGCGGCAGCACCGATGGCAAGAGTTCAGACTTTGGCATGTATCTTGTGAAAGACAGCAACACCTGGGAAACTTATGCTCCTGAAGAAAAAGACTGGGGACATCCTCCGTATGGAACAAGTCCTAGCACTTGGGAACGGTCCGAGACATTCAAGTTTGATAAAGTCAAACCCACCTTGCCCGGATACTATAGTTGCACGTGGAAACACTTTGGCACAACATACGGTTCAGCCTACTGGGATGGCACCCAGTTTGGTGAATGGGAATACGGCAAGTTTAATCCTATTACAGGAGAAATTGTCACTTGGTCAGGATACAACTGGGATACAAGTTCGTGGGTCAATCAACCACCTGAGCCGGTAGATGTTGCGTGTGACAACAAAAAGTGCGGTTGGGTAGGTCGGGCCGAAGAGCGTCGTACCGATGATGACTATAACGATCATTGTCCCGACTGTGAAGGCACCGAGTTTACCTGGATCAACTATGATCCAGATTCAAAAGAAGGTCGTGCCAATCGTGCTAAGTATTGCCAAGAGTGGGATCCTACTGTGGCATTAGAGCGTATTGTTGCTACTGCAACAGAACAGAGTTTAGAAGAAAAGTAATCATTTAACAAAGGAAAATAAAATGACTGATTTAAAAACACATTTCGAAGCATACTTGGCTGAGAACGAAAAATTTGAAGGTGGTAACAATGCCGCAGGCACCCGTGCTCGCAAGGCCCTGGCTGAATTAGGTAAAGCAGTTAAGGCACGCCGTAACGAAATTACAGAAACTAAAAATGCGAGAGTGGCTGCCAAAGCAAAATAATGAACAGAACTGTTATTGTAACAGGCGGATGTGGCTACATAGGTAGCCACGTTGCGCGAGCATTCAAGCAAAATGGCGATCGTGTATATGCCATTGATCAAGTTCGCCGGGATCACACACTCAAAGATATCGATGGGTATTACATTGGCGACTTTGTCAGCGAAGCCAGTTTGTCAACCATATATGATCTAGCACCCGATGTGATTGTACATTGTGCTGGAACCAGTCTGGTTGGACCCAGCATCACAGACCCTGCTGATTATTATGAGAACAACATAGTCAAGACCATTACCATGTTGAATCTCATAAAGAACATGCCCAAGAAACCCATCATACTGTTTAGCAGTAGTGCCAGTGTGTATGGTGTACCCGACACTTGGCCTACAGATGAACAGAGCGACATACAACCCATCAGTCCCTATGGTGCTACCAAGGCCATGACCGAACGCATATTGTCTGACTATCAATCGGCATACGGTATTCACAGCATGTGTTTTAGATATTTCAATGCGGCAGGTGCTGAACCTGAGAATTCTGACCTCGGTCAAGAACTTGGTGCAACTCATATCATTGCTCGTGCCTTAGAGGCCAGTATTGCCAATCGTGCATTTACTATCAATGGCAGTGACTTTGACACCGACGATGGCACCTGTGTTCGAGATTATGTACATGTATGGGACCTGGCACAGGCACACATATTGGGCGTTAACTATATGTTAGATGACTATCCACAACCCGGTGCTTATGTGCTAAATCTCGGCACTCGAGAGGGAATAAGCAATAAACAAATTGTGGATTATGTAGTTGACCACTATGGTCTACCTTTTGTTAATTATGGCGAACGCAGACCCGGCGATCCAGACATTCTAGTAGCAGATGCCACGCAGGCCAAAAACCTATTGGGATGGGAACCTAAATACAGCAACATTGGCACAATTATTGATAGTGCCTACAAATGGTATACAAAATGACACAATTAAAAGGCCTAGTCCCAAAAGGTTGGGGTTCAGAATATATCTGGACCACCAATGACAAGTATTGCGGCAAGTTTATGAACTTTAACGCAGGTGCACGATTCAGTATGCACTTTCATCGAGACAAAGAAGAAACTTGGTATATACAATCAGGCAAGTTTATTGTTCGCTGGATTGATACTGCCACTGCCGAAGTTCACGAAGAAGAATTACGTGACGGCGCAGTATGGCACAACGAGCCCTGCAAACCACATCAATTAGTATGCATTGAAGCCGGCACTGTGATTGAGGTTTCTACACCTGATTCGGTGGAAGACAACTATCGTGTGGGCAAAGGCGACAGCCAAAAGTAATATATGGCGCATAAGTTGACTATAAAAGAAAGATATGTTACAGTACAGCATCGTCTCTTTTAAAGGATTGCTGTGTATAAACTGTCTACTGTTCTGTTAACTTTAGTATTAACTGCCTGTGGTGGGGGTGGAGGTAGTGGTTCTGCCGCCACCAATGCTAGTGTATCGGATTCATCGGATTCGGTTGCGAGCATAGCATTACCCACGTGGACTGTGATTGCTGATGCCAATTTTGAGCGAGCATTAATCTCCATGGGACTTGACGACACTTTAGATGGGCGTGTACTGACCAGTAACATCTCCAGCGTTACACAATTAAGTATACGCAAAGATTACTACAACCCAACCACTGCCAGCGCATCGTCCTTTAGCAGTATATTTTCTGATAACGGCTATGCGTATGCCACAGGCACTAGTAATTTGATCACAGATGTGACTGGGTTAGAAAACTTCAAGAGTCTAAGAGTATTATGGTTTGACAATCAAAAAGCCACTAACTTTAATTTTAGTAACATGAAAAATCTACAGTATCTAAGTCTGTGGCAAGCACCTATTACATCAATTGATGTCAGTAGTCTAACCAAATTAAAATTGTTAGGTCTTGGCGAAACCAGTCTCACCACTGTTGATATTTCTAAACTGGTAAATCTAGAAGAAGTTGATTTCCAACAAGACAACAACGGTGTATTGCCCTATACTACCACCAGTGGCACAACTGTAACTGGATTCGCTAGTTTGGACTTTAGCAACAATACCAAACTGCAAAGAATTTACATAGCCAGCAATAACCTGACCACTATTGACCTTACTAAGAATACTGCTTTGCAACAATTCTGGGCCAATTACAATCGGTTTGTTACACTCAACTTTACTCAAAATACTTCATTATCTTATGCAATCTTAAGTAACAATACCACATTGACTAGTTTAAATTTAAGGGGTCCTGGATTATTGTATAGACTTTATACTGAAAATAATACTGCCTTAACTAGTATATTGGTCAATGACCCAACTGCCTACACAACTGCACGAGATGCTTGCTTGACCACATGCAACAGCAACTCCAGTATCTATACCGCTACAGGAACTACTTTTAATTAATGTTTGACGACTTATTTCGATTTGAATCAGCACTGGCAGAATACACCGGTGCTCCGTATGTGGTGGCCACAGATGGATGTACCCATGCCATAGAACTATGCTTTAAACTCAATAGGATTACATCCTGTGAGTTCTCTGCATTTACCTACATCAGTATCCCACAGTTAATGCGACAGTTGGGTGTACACTATACATTAAGGTCTGACTATTGGAACTCTGTAGGCGAGTATAATTTTGTAGGCACCAATGTATGGGATAGTGCTAGGTTGTTGCGTCGAGGCATGTACCGACCAGGTCAGATGCAATGCCTAAGTTTTGGTCATGGCAAACCATTGAGTATTGGTAAAGCCGGAGCCATATTGACTGACTCTTATGCACAATATCGTGAACTGAGCCTAATGCGTAGCGATGGTAGAGACCTATTGGTCACACCATGGGAGCGACAACAAACATTTGGTGAAGGTTATCACTATTGCCCAACATTGGAAACTTGTCGTTTAGGCATAGAAAAATTACCACAGGCAGACCCGGAACCTAAATATCATCAATATCCGGACTTGAGAACACTTGACTTCACCGGTTAAATCTTCTATAATATACTACTTGGAGAAATAAATTGAACGAAAATTGGATTGACACCATAGACGACAAAGGCTATGAAGAAGGTTACCTAGGCAACGCTATTCGTTTTCGAATGAAGCGTGACGGCAAAAGATTTTGGGCCGGCGACAACATCAGTGACTATGTCAGCGAAACAGACAAAGAACAATTGATCGACGATGCCGCCGAAGCATTCGAAACTGTACTTGATCGTTTGTTGATTGATAGAGAAACTGACCCCAATAGTCAAGGCACAGCTCGTAGGCTGGCTAAGATGTACTTTAACGAAATAATGGCAGGAAGATATGAACCAGAACCAGATGCTACAGCATTTCCAAATGATTCGCAGGACCGTTACGAAGGCATGCTGGTTGTTCGCAGTGAGCTTCGGAGCATGTGTAGCCATCATCACCAACCCGTTGTTGGCGTTGCTTATATTGGTATTTTGGCTGCTAACAAACTTATTGGCCTATCCAAGTACACACGTATTGCTCAGTGGTGCGCCCGGCGAGGTACTCTCCAGGAGGAACTTTGTATTGATATTGCTAGGGAGATACAACGAGCCACCGACTCAGAAAACGTAGGTGTCTATATCCAAGCCACGCATGGTTGTTGCGAAAATCGTGGCATCATGGCACATAGCAGTTTGACCCAGACCACGGTGCTCCGTGGTGCGTTCAAAGACGATGCAGGGGTTAAGAAAGAGTTCATGGACAATATCAAACTGCAACAGGACTTTGCTCCGCGTTGATTTGGCATAAAAGGCGATCTTTGTTACAATAAGGTATGAAAAAACTACTCTTACCCATCCTATTTGCACTCGTTGCTTCGGCCCACAGTTATGAAATTGAGACTTTTGATGCTCCAAAAAGTCTCTTTTCAGAACCCACTGTGACTATTCGGTTTGCACAACCCAATGCCAATCGTGTGGTGATATTTTTACCAGGCGGCACGGGCAATTTTGCCATACCCAAAGAACAAGGAACTCCACGTGGATTTGGTGTTGTGTTAAATTCCATTTCAGAATCCTTGGGTGCCGACGTTGTTGTAGTCAATAACCCATATCCATTAAATGATTCGCCCGGAACTTGGTATCCTGCAATGCGAGACACCAATGATCATCTAACTCGCATAGAAACCATTGTGCGTCACTACCAAAGAACACATGACGTTTGGTTGATGGGGCATAGCAACGGTACTTTTAGTGTTACTGCATTTATGCGCCGACTAGAACGGCAAAAAAATACAAATCTAGTCAAAGGCATTATACTAAGCGGTACTAGAGATGTTGCACAGTTCGATCGCAGTCCCGAGACTCGCACACTATTTGTGCATCATGTTAAGGATGCATGTAGAGTTACTTCTTTTGCTGAAGCACAGAGAAACTTTACTCGTATACAACAAATCAATAGTTATAAAACCGAGTTTGTTGCAGTCAATAGCGAAGGCTCTTCCACCGGAGATCCTTGCCACAGCGGCTACCATATGATGCAGGGTGCCCATAAAGAAACAGCAAACGCTATCGTTAACTTTATAAAGGAATCATCATGACATGGTTGCTAGACTTTTTAGAACGGCATGGTCGTCGACGTACTGTCATGGATCGTGTCAACAACGAACCATATTTAGAACGCTACTATCTTTTCTTAAAAGATAGACAGCGTTTTCCCTTTAATGTGTTTTTACACAAGTTTTTAAAATCAGATCCCGACGATGTGCATGATCATCCTTGGCCCTATGCCACAGTAATTTTGAAGGGTGGCTACTGGGAATGGATTCCGCAATTTAATAGTGCAGGCCAAAAGTTTAACGAAATTGCCAAATGGCGTGGCCCCGGACACTTTCGGTTTAGTTCTGCCAACAGTTACCACCGTATCGAATTGGATCCCACGGTAGAGTGTTGGACCTTGTTCATGCCGGGACCACAGCGAAGAGATTGGGGATTCTTGACTCGGCAGGGCTGGATACAACATGAAGAATATCTATCTGCAAGGGCCGCAAAATGATGGCATTACCGCCAGGGGTAACAGTCAACTACTTTATTGCCATTGAGATTGATCGTTTAACTGAAGAAATGGTTGAATGGTTTGAGATGATAGGCGGCAAGGTCGGTTCAGAAATCAAATGGACCAGAAGTGGTAGTACGCAGAATTGGCCTGTTGTACAATACGGTCGAGGCAAACCCAGTTACTACAGACAAGATGGATCAGGCGGTGTGCGTCTAAACTTTCACGGTGATGATGCCAGTGCGGCCAGCATGTTTATCTTGAAATTTATGGAACATGTGCAACAACACAACTTGACAAATCACTATAATAGTGTATAATAAATACATAGCGGCCTTGGCTTCATCCCGCTTTACAAACTCTGCCAGCCTATGCTAATTAACATAGGAGAAACAGCATGACAACATCGAATCCCGTAGTTTACAAGTACACCAGTACCAAAGAGTATCACGACGCATTTCCATGTGCGTACAGACAGTGGAGGAGCGATAGCCATTGTAATTTGATACACGGATATTCATTCTCAATGAAGTTCTATTTTGGAACCAACGAACTGGATGTGCGTAACTGGGCCGCCGATTATGGTGGACTCAAAGAACTAAAGAAGACCTTGGAAGACCAATTTGATCATACACTTATTGTGGCACAGGATGATCCCGAGATGGAGACATTCAAGTTACTGCAAGAAAAGAATATGGCCAAGGTTGTTGTGTTACCCCGACTGGGTTGCGAAGGACTCAGTGACATGCTGTACAAATATGTAAACGGAGTTTACATTCCCGAAATGTGGGGACCAGGTGAAGCGGCTCGCTTGTGGTGCTATCGAGTAGAAGTTAGAGAAACACAGGCCAACATGGCGTTTCGCGAAGGACATCGTGAATGGAATGAGGATTTGTTTGCGTAATCTTTGGCGGCTTTGGGCCAAAGCCCTGGGCGAAAAGGCAGGCGATACGGACAAGGAAGCGGACCGTATTGCTTGCATTCGCACTGTGATTGCGTTAACATACGTTGTAACTAACTGCTTTATTGTGGCAGGTGTAGTCAGACATTGGAACTAATATGAATAGTAAAACCGAAGAAGCATTGGGCATATTGCAAGAAGAATGTGCAGAAGTAATTGTAGAAGTCAGCAAGATTCGTCGCTTTGGACTAACAACTGCACACTTCAAATCTGACATGCAACACACCCATCAAACCATGTTGGAAATGGAAATAGGTGATGTTTTGGCCATGGTTGATATATTACTGGATCAAGAAATAATCAATAAGGAACGACTAGATCAATATAAACAAAACAAAAAAGACAAACTTAAAAAATGGTCAAATCTTTATACAACACCATGACAAAAATTAACTTGTACGCCATTGTTGCTAGATCTCTTTTTGCGATCTGGATAATCTCTATTCCTGTTAGTTTTATCATAGCAATGAATTATGATTTATGGTGGTGGTTCATTGGCGGTATTGTATATTCTAAAATTCTCGCATTCATTGGTGTACAAATTGGATTACATAGATACTTTGCACACCGCAGTTTTACCACCGGTAAACTGAGACATGTATTTTTATGTTGGATTAGTGTACTAACTGGAGAAGGTAGCCCAACGCAATGGTCTATGATCCATCAACACCATCATAAAAATAGCGATACTGATTATGATTTTCATACCCCAAGAGATGGGTTCTGGCATGCGGCCCTGCTATGGCCTTTTAAAGGAAGCCAATGGTTTGCCAGCAGAAAAGTAAACTGGTTACCAATTGCTTATGCCAAAGACCGATATATCAATTTTGTACATCAGTACTACGGAATAATTTGGATCACTTTGATTGGTGTCACATTGGCTATTGATTGGAAAGTGGCAATATTCTTGTTGCTTTTGCCTGCAGGATTTGCTACAATTAACTCCAACCTAATCACTAATGTATTTTGCCATATGCGATTTCCAGGATCTTACAGAACATTTGATTTACAAAACGATAGTATCAATAATAAATGGTTACAGATGTATCAGTGGGGCGAAGGTTTACACAATAACCATCATAAATTTCCACAAAAATACACACAGGCTTACTTACCCAGTGAATTTGATCCTGCCGCCTGGGCAATTGAAAAGTTTTTTCTAGTCAACGACTCACAATCTAAATACAAATTTTAAATATTATGAAACTAAAAATCGCAGAACTATTTTATTCAATACAAGGCGAAGGGCGCTACATGGGTGTACCCAGTGTGTTTTTGCGTGTGTTTGGATGCAACTTCAAATGTGCCGGCTTTGGCATGCCTCGAGGAGAACTAAGCAATGAAGCAGAACTTATTAACCCTACTGACTATACCGACTACAAATCCCTTCCTCTTGTTAGTACAGGTTGTGACAGTTACGCTAGTTGGGATCCTCGCTTTAAGCATTTATCTCCCCTTCTTGATACTGATGCGATTGCCCTTGCTATTGTGGATACGCTACCGCACAAGGAATGGCGCGACGAACATCTCGTAATCACCGGAGGCGAGCCTTTGTTGGGTTGGCAACGAGCCTATCCCGACTTGTTAGATCATCCCAAAATGGCCGGCCTGCAAGAAATCACTTTTGAAACAAACGGCACTCAGGAACTCTCACTGGAATTTAAAAAATATCTTGAAGACTGGGTAGCACAAGATCTGCGTAGAGAAATTACATTCAGTGTAAGTGCAAAACTTCCCGGCTCAGGTGAGCGGTGGGAGGAGGCAATACTTCCAGAAGTAGTATGCGAATACGAACAATATGGTACAGTATATTTAAAATTTGTAGTGGCAACAGAACAGGATGTAGCAGATGCAGAACGTGCAGTGGCAGAATATCGTCGGGCTGGTTTTACAGGCCATGTGTATATTATGCCTGTTGGTGGTGTTGAGCGGGTGTACCATCTTAATAATCGAGCGGTTGCAGACATGGCAATGCAAAGAGGATGGCGGTACAGTGATCGACTACAAGTGCCACTATTTAAAAACGAGTGGGGAACCTAACTGATGTTTGGCATGGGCGCAGGCAGTTACGCATATGATCCAGGGGTACAAGCAGAAGATCCATTCTATCGTCGGTGCGTGGGCTGGCAATTACGATTTGTTTGGTGGCCAACTGAGTGCTATATATCAAAACGCCGCATGTGGTTGGAACGAGCCTACTGCGGTACCAGTGTGTTAAGTGGCCCCGGTGATCCAATTGTAGACTATCGTTGGCACGATCGACACGAGCATATCGTCTGGAAAATTAAAGGAAATTAAAATGGTAGAAAAGAAAATCCCGGCAAAGAAAACAGTAGCCAAAAAGACTGCGCCAAAGAAGTCTGCTGAACCAAAATTGCGAGTCACAGCCAAAGGTAAGACACCAAAAGAGCTTGCCACAGAAAAAGGTGAGCCATGGGTCAGTGTGCTCAATGTAGAACTGGATCCCGAAAACATCGGCAATGGTGCATTCGAACTGGACTGGAATGACAAGTTCATTGCCAACTTGGTACGTGCAGGTTACAAAGGCAAAACCGACAGCGAAATGGTCGACCAGTGGTTCCAAACAGTTTGTAAAAACATCCTAGCAGAAAACTATGAGCAATGGGCCGCCAATCAACCCAATGGTGGACGCACTGTACAACAACAAGATCTAGGCAACGGTAAAACTTCAGTGAGTTGACCATGGAAGGTATAAAGCCACCTAAAACAGTAAAGTTTTATCAACTGTTGAAGATGTCGACCAAGAACAGTTTTAGCATACACTCATGCGGTACCACCGTTGCCAACAACTACATGGGCACCGGAGTATATCTAACACTACAAGAAGCCGAACACAATCGCACAATGGAAACTCTCAAAGACACCGATGCGGCCTATAACACCTATCATATCTTTGAACTAGAGTTTCCCAATCCTGCATATCGCGAATGACCGACGAACTAAACAGTGCCAAAGGACGTGACAGTTTTGACATTGTCACTGGCAATACTGTGGTTAACTTTTTCAATAGAAACATAACACCCTACGCCACCAGCACATTAGGTCCCAAGTTTGATCTAGTTCCTGTAGAAAAACAGAAAGATCTAATGATCAATCATGCCAGGATGTATGCCCAGCAAGAGTATGATCGTATTATGGAACTAGTGTCTGTATTACAGAAGCAAGCTGATGACATTCGACGCAGGCTAGAAGTTGCAGACGCTGTGCATGCCGCAGAATACAATTTTCAAATTGTAATGGGCAATTTGTATTGGTTGGTATGGGAAACCAGGCGACAAAAAACACTATTGGTCATGACCGGTCCCAAGGACTGGAACACCGGAGCACCAGAAAGTTATGAATACTTAATGCAGGTGCGATACATGGGAGATCACACTTGGATGGAAATTAAATGATCTTGTACATCAACGGTGATAGTCACAGTACCGGAGCAGATGTTGTAGTTCCTTACAGTTTTGCCAACGATAGCGACCGTCACTACAATACGCCACACAGACATGCCCATGCACAAAACCTATCAGCATCATTTGGTGTAGTTGCCGCACACAAGTTGGGTTGGTCCTGGATCAACCAAGCCGAAAGTGGTGGGTGCAATGATCGTATCATTCGTACCACAGAAATCTTCTTAGAAACATCCGACATAACAGATTTGTTTATCCTAATAGGTTGGACCACTTGGGAACGAGAAGAATGGTTGCATAACGACGTCTACTATCAAGTCAACGCCAGCGGGCGTGACCAAGTTCCACCGGAATTACAAGATAAATACAAACAGTGGGTTATAGCCCAGGATGATTTCGAACGAGAACGTAAAATGCTCGTATGGCATGAGCGTATACACCGATTCCATATGAGTCTCAGGTCTCGAGGAATTAGACATTTATTTTTTAATACTTACGCAGACTTTGCACCAATTGGCCGTAACCAAATTACCACCAACCAAGTGAATCCAGGTCGGTATGATTGGCACAACAATTACATAGGTCCCTACAACCAAAGTCAAACGTATTACTACTGGCTCGAAAATTTGGGATTCCAAACAGTGGCCAAAGGAAACTACCATTATGGTAAAGAAGCTCATCAAAAATGGGCAGAATACCTTGTTACGCATTTGACTCAATTTGAATAATATGCTATTATAACTACATGAAATATCTTATTGTAGACACCGCAAATACTTTCTTTCGTGCTCGACATGCGGCACATCGTCAGAGTGACACCTGGGACCGACTTGGGTTTGCCATACACGTCACACTGAGTAGTGTCGCAAAAGCATTTCGAGATCAAAAGGCTGATCATGTCATATTCTGTTTAGAAGGTAGGTCGTGGCGTAAGGATTATTATGAGCCGTACAAAAAGAACAGAGCCGTTGCCCGTGCCGCGCTCACTGAAAAAGAACAAGAAGAAGATCAACTATTTTGGGACGCTTTTGATGAACTCAAAACGTTCCTGTACGAAAAGTCCAATTGTACTGTTCTCCAGCACCCACAGCTCGAAGCGGATGACCTGGTGGCAGGATGGATTCAAGCACACCCTGGAGATGAACATATAATTGTAAGTTCGGACACAGACTTCTATCAACTACTGGCCGACAATGTTAAACAATACAACGGAATCTCAGATGAGCTCCATACCATCACGGGCATCTTTGACAAGAAAGGTGCCCCAGTCAAAGATAAAAAAACTAAAGAAGCAAAAACTGTTCCAGACCCTAAATGGATACTGTTCGAAAAATGTATGCGTGGAGATCCCACCGACAACATCTTCTCTGCCTACCCTGGTGTACGCACTAAAGGTTCTTCAAAAAAGATTGGCCTTGAAGAAGCGTTTACAGACCGCAACAGCAAAGGCTTCGCGTGGAACAATATGATGTTGCAACGTTGGGTTGACCATAATGGAGTTGAGCACCGTGTACTAGACGACTATGAACGCAATCGTGTATTGGTGGATCTTACCGCACAACCCGATGCTATCAAAGCAATCATTGCAGAGACCATTGCCACAAATAGTGTGGTAAAGTCGATTCCACAAATTGGTACCAAGTTCCTAAAGTTCTGCGGCAAGTATGATTTGAAACGCATCAGCGAGCAGGCGCAAACACATGTAGACTTTCTATCCAGGAGTTATCCAGAATGAATAAACGAATTCAAGAATTAATGAATCAAGCTGGCACCGATTCTAGTGGTAAATGGATGGGTGTTGAACACGCAGAAAAATTCGCCCAGTTGATTGTTCAGGATTGCATGGATGTGGTTGATGGTTATACCAAGACCCGCACATTTGAAACACACTATGATGCTGTGGCGCAGATTGAAAATCTTTTTGGAGTCAAGCATGAACGAGCGAATTAAGGAACTCGCTGATCGAGCCAAAGAAAGTGTGCCACAAGGTATACTTGATGTAGACAAATGGATTGAAACTTATAACGAAAAGTTTGCTCGATTGATTGTGCGAGAATGTGTCAACATTGTAAGGCCCACACAACATCATGAAGCATTTGCTCAGAGTTATCTAGGTGATGTTGATGGACTTGAGTTACTAGATGATAAAGTGAACCAAATTAAACAACATTTTGGAGTTGAAAATGAAAGCATTTAAAGAAATACTGTCCATTGCTATTTTGATAATGTCTACTATCATGGTGGTAGCAACTTGGGATCAGCCTGGCAACACCGGATGGTTAATTGCTGTAGTGGGATGGCTTGAAATTGTAGTAAATCAACGCAAGGAAACAAACAATGATCTCTCTTAAACAATGGATGGAAGTGGTCAATTACCGTATCACTGAAGGTAGCAACTATGGTTGGCAATGTTACGGGCCCGATGCTCATATGCTGGATTCGTGGAACGGTGATCAAAATGGTCACAGCTTTACCATCATTTTTGATACCAAGACTCAAACAGTATACGAAGTACAAGCGCACGATTATGTTCACAATCGAGCCTATCGCATGATCAATCCAGACTATGCCAAAGCCAATAAGAAAGAAGCCAAACAGCGTGGTGTCAGCAGGAAAGAAGCCTGGGATGATGTTGACTATGTGGATTTAGAAACCGACGAGGACTGGCTGAACAAAGCACAGGCCATTGTTAGCGGCCAAGACTACGATAGTCGTGTAGATGTTCCGTTAGACCTAGAAGACGAACTGGTATTTGAAATGATGAAACAGGCACACGAGCGAGACATCACACTGAATCAATATGTTGAACTGATTTTGAAACAAGCGATTGACCATCACCAAGACACCGACAGTTTTGAAGAGCGACTATGGAAGCAGTCGCTGGCCAATGTGAGTTAAATCGTGATTGAACAACTTTTACTCCTGTTAGTACTACTGCAAGTCAAGCATTGGTATGTGGATTTTGTTGATCAAACCACGGTAGAAATTGCTAGTAAAGGCATCTATGGCGATCAGTTGGGAGTAAATCACAGCGCAAAACACGCCATTGGCACCATGTTGTGTGTGTTGGCCATAACCGGTATAGATTATGTTGCCTTAACCGGAGTGGTGGCTTTTGTTGATTTTGTATTGCATTATCACATAGACTATGTTAAAATGCGATACAGCAATGGTGATATCAAAGCCAAAGAGTTTTGGATACACCTGGGTGCAGACCAAATGGCGCACCAGCTGACATATTTACTAATTGCATGGATGGTATTTGCATGATCAAAAACATATATATTAACGGGCCTTACATAACAGTTGATAGCGGACAAAGTTACAACACACCCTACATCGACATGAGCCGACCCAGTGCTGGCATGGTGCGTTGGAACAACAATCAATTTGAAGTGTACGACGGTGGCACTTCTTGGATGCCCATTGGCGGCAATGGATCAGCCATGATTGGTATGAGCGGTAATGCCGTCGGTGCTATCATGTGGGCCGAGAAGAAAATGCATGAAGAGTTGCGTCTTAAAGAATTGGCTGAAAAGCATCCTGCTGTGGCCGATGCTGTGGCGCATTTACAAGAAGCCGAAGATCGACTTCGAGTCGTGACAGCATTAGTAGAAGAGGAAAAACTATGACAATAGACTTGGATTTAGTCATAATGGTTATTATGGTCACTACATTTTTTGTGGGACTGTATTTTTATGTTCAAAATATTGAACCCGGGTGTTCGGGCAACTGCCAACAAGGGCGAAGGCCTTGCGATTGCAATTTAAACAAAAAGGATCAAGTATGAGTTTTCGAAGTTGGTTTAGAAATTGGTTACACAGTGATGATGAAATAAAAGTCGCCCGCGACAGCATGACAGTAGCAACTAGTGAGTTTGACACACCTATCAGACTCAGCAT